ATATGTTCCTGTTTAATTCTATAATGTTGTCTTCCACAGACAGTGTGCTGGTATTGATTATGGTATTCGTTCCATCGACTGTTAGGTCACCGACCCTCAAGTGTTCTATCCTGCCGGTGGATCCTGTTATCCTCAGTGCCTCTTTCGTGGTCCCTCCATCGTTGACCGTGAATATTATGTCCTTGTCCTGTGTGGTTTGTGCTAGAGTGAAATCATCACTGGACATTGTCATCGTAATGTCATTGCCGGCACCTAGTCTTATACCATCGTCTGTTTGTATTGTGATTCTGCCTGTTGTTGTATCTGCTGAATCTGATCTTAGGAAATTTGTTGCCGCTACACCTCCCAACTTATCTGTATCAGTGGCTGTACCTCTGAATTTTGCAGATGCCACAGATGATGAAAGTTGAATACCCTGTGCCACTGTTGAGAAACCCGCCGATATCAATGCGGCACCCAATGTCTCAGTGCCACTTGGTGTGAATGCCAAATTCGATACTACACCCACTACTGTATCGTTAGCAACTAATTTTAAGATACTTCTTTTTACGCCTGTGTTGTCTTCCGGTGATTCAGTTATCACCTGTGTAACGCCGGAACCTGCGACTGTTGTTGGTCCAATCAGTGTCCATGCCGATCCTGTGTACACATAAAGTTGTGTATTTGTTGTGTCAAGCCACATGTCTCCGAGCACAGCATTTGTTGGTGCTGAAGCGGAGTTTGAAGTTGATCCCACCGGTTTCCATTTTGATCCAGTGTAGACATTAATTTGATTGTTTGTTTTATCATACCACACCTGTCCCTGTATCTTGTTCGAAGGTGCAGTTGTGTTATTGAAATTTTCTAATAATTTTACGAAGTTTTCATTTAGTTTTTCACCAAAACCCGCATAACCTTTTCCTATCAGTGTGAGGTCAGTTGTGGCGACATCTATTGTTCCGTCTGCCAGTGTGACCAATAAGGTTCCGAATGTGTTGTTTATCTTGTATGCCATTGTCTAGTCGTTGTTTGATGCGTTGTCTCTGACCTCTGTCAAGAAACTTACATCTCCAACTAATTTGATCAATATAGTTGCTAACTCTGGAGTTAACATAGCGTCAATCTTTGCTTCTTCTTCTGACGTCCACGTTGACTCGTAGTTTGCGTTGATGTAGTCTGCGACTTCTTGTTTTGTTGCCATTTAAATGTACTCCTTATGCTTATTTATTACGGTTATCGATATGCTCATCGTCGGATATCCAAGTTAAATCCTTGGAATATGAGCCATCGAGATCCCTTAGGAATGTCTTCACGTTGCTCTCCGTTAGCACCATATTGTGGTATTTGGTGTATCTTTTGTGCAGTGCCTGTTCTTTAGTTGCTGTATATACGAGCTTCATCCCTTTGCTTTTTGCCAATTGAATTATACTGTCTATGCATTCCTTGAGGCACTTATGAGTTGTCCTTTGATCGGCATTCTTATCTGTGACTATCCATTCCATGAAAGCAAACTGTGTGCCTACACCTATGTACAAACCTCCCGCACACACAGGCTCGCCGTCTACTTCGACCATGACTCCATCTGGTGGCAGGCATTCCTTGGGCACCACGCCAAACTCTCAATCCGTCCACCACTTGGTCAGGGTGATGTAATCTGTATCTCTGTCCCAGGGCCTACTTTGCATTTTTCTGTATAACCATCTTGTTTATATTGAATGTAGATTCAAAACAGAATCTCACTGCTTCTGCCACTTCTTGTGCTGTCAATTTTGGCAAATTTTCCCACAGACCTTTGGTCATGTCTGTGTCTACCACATCAGGACACACATCATAAACTGACAAAGGTTTTGAAATTAATTCTTCCTGTAGTTCAGTGATGTACTCTATCAATTCTTTCTTGATCTCACAGTACTGTACGTACTTGAACTTGTCCCACACCTTGAATTGGCCATAGTCTGGTTCTTCCTCCAACCCTGACGTGCTGGTTATCACCACCACTTTCATTCTATCAAATGCATGTCTACCGTAGATATTTTTCAAAAGTTTCAATTGTCCTCTGTCTGCGTGTGCATTTAACACCACGAGACTACAGTCTTCGATATTTTCTAATATTTTTTCTTGATCGTGTATGATGTCGAAACCATTACTTTTACTCATGCCAACTACTTGGTATTTCTTTTTCTTGTATAGATCACAAATGGCCTTGCCTATACCTCGGGTGTGTCCTATAACTGCTATTTTATTTTTTCCTAGATTCATATATGTCCACTAAATTTTCCAACCCCTCGAAACACTCAGAATAGTGTTGGTAATATTTTTCAAACTTGTCTTTAGTGTACACGGATTCCTTGTAAAAGTCAATTAACAACGTGGTCCTAGAGCCTGGGTTATTGTTGAAACCGTTGTGTAGTTGTATGTCTGGTTGGAACACAAATGCTTGACCTGTCTTCCAGATCATTGGTTCCTGGTTACCGGTCTCTAGATTCATCACATACATACCGCTTTGATCTCCGCCACCGTCATCCAGGCACATCTGATATCTCCATCCTCCCTCGTTGTCTGTGTGATTACCAATTTTTGTGTTTGGTCCTACTGTCATTATTGCGACGTTAGTTTTATAGGGAAATTTTCTAAGAATACTGTATAGCATGGGATAGTCATTAAAAGACTGCCCTTCATGATCCCCTGATTGTATGCCCAATGCCTGCCACTGCCCATGCACATAGTCTCCTGACTTGTCATCGAAGTCTTCTGGTAGTCCCCTCACACTGTCTGAGAAGTCTTCAGGATCTAAAAATACTTTGTTAGGTTGTGTGTCAAACTCGTGTTTGATGTCCGCCCAGTGTTTTTCCAACTGCCTAAAACATTCGCCTTGCTGTCCGTGGTAAAAAGATTTATCAAGCATTTAGTATATTAACATTTTTATCATGAATCTGTCTATCATGATCCTGCCAATTACTAAAAAATTGTTCGCCGTGGTTGGCTAATTCTTGCTGTTCACTCAATTCGAAGTAGTCAGTGAACTCTATTCCTTCTATTATGATTCTTCTGTTCTCGTTTCCAAACACGTAAACTATTGCGTCATCATCACCTAGTGATACACCGTGTTTGCTGTTCTCAACACGAGTCCATTTACCATCTTCTTTGACCATGTGCGTGCCTGATACCTGCACACCTTTGTATTCATATAAGTTATCAATCAAGAACTTACCTGTTGCAAACACTTTGCCACCTACTGCAACCTCGTCACCTATGTCCACAGTTTCAACTGCTTTGAAACTGCCATCTGCCATTGTGATCATAGTGCCTGCTATGAAACAACCACCGCCTGATCCACCTGATCCTGAACTTGAACTCCCTTGTGCGTCACCGAATCCGGCCGCTGTCTGTGTGAATGTTGATAGGGCGAATATAGCCTTCCATTCACCAGCCACTTTGTAATAACCTGCTGTTATTCTTTTCCAAGCACCGCTGACTTTATAGTATGCCTCAGAGATACCTTTCCACGTAGCACCAACTTTTACATTTCCCCGTGCATTTGAGTTGAAGACGACTACTGCTTTGCCGTCTGCACCTGAAGAACTTGGATTTCCACCTACTGCGATACCTGCCGTGTATTGTGCTGATCCCGTGCCACCTGGTGTTACTCCAGATCCGTTGTTCTCTGTGCCACCGCCCGCGTTGTTTGATCCTGACTTACCGCCAGTACCGCCGTTGTCGCCCGATCCGCCATCGCCTGACGTTCCGCCATCGACACCACCTCCACCGGCTCCACCACCACCTCCGTCTCCGCTGTGGTCCTTGCCGTTCTCTCCCAGTGTGCCTGGTGTGTTTGATGTTGCTGTGTTTGTGTTGATCCCTGCTGTTCCGTTTGAGCTCTTGCCCGCTCCTGCTCCTCCACCGCCGCCTCCTGCGACTGCTATGTCTGTGCCATCGATCCTCACTAGAGTGGCTCCTCCGCCACCTCCACCTGAGCCCGAATATGGTTGTGGTCCAGCGTTACCGCCTTCTCCACCTGAATAACCTGTTTTACTTTTTCCGTTGGTACCACCTGGTGCTCCGCCACCTGACGACCCACCTGCTCCACCACCACCCACTACTATTTCCATAGTGGTGTTTATCTGTGCTGATGTTATAGATATCGTTGACGATGTGACGTAGTGTCCTGCCGCTCCTGTGCCACCAGGGCCTCCAGCGTCTGAACCTCCACCGCCACCTGCTCCTCCCCAGAGATGAACGTCTATAGATTCTGTTCCTGGTGGAATTACAACTTGGTTAATTGTACCTGTATAATTGAAAGTAAAGGCATCCGACGCCATGGGATTATGACTCCCTTACGAACCAGAAGTCCCCGTCACTACCGTCGCCGCCTGTTGGTAATGAAGTTGAAACTGTTTTCTCAGATCCACCCCATTGGTTACCAAATGTTGCTACCTGTCCTATGGTTGGCACACTCACGCTGGATGTGTCTGATGTTGTTATCGCTGAACCTACCGCCGCTAAAGACATGTTTGTTACTGTTAACAATCCTGCCGCCGTCGTCCTTAAGAATTTTGTATTTTTGTTTGCGTTACCGTCTGCTGTTGCATCTGTGTCTCTTATCAAATGAGAATATGTTGAGCCTTCACCTGCTGTCCATCTATTTTCTGACACATCGTAAAATAATCTAGCATCATCTGAATCTCCTGTTTCAACAATTACACCTGAATCTGCTTCGCTGTTACCTGAGTTTAATTTTATAAATGCGTCATCAACAAGATTAATTACACTTCCACTTTTATCAAACTCGCCAGTCACTGTTAAATTTCCAGTAATGGTAAGATCTCCTGTCATGTCAATGCCGCCATCAGCACCCGTCAATGTCAACGGTGTTTTTGTAACTCCGCCATCGTTTACTGTGAATTTTAAATCTTTGTCCTGTGACGTCTGTGCAACTGTCACATCGTTGCTTGAAACCGTGACTGTCAGTTCTTGTGCATCACCAACGATGATTCCTGAATCTGTGTCTACTGTCAGTGCACCTGTGGTTGTATCCGCCGCGTCTGCCCTTAGGAAGTTTCCACCTGCGATGACTATGGCCGATGTGTTAGTTGTGCCCGACACATCTATGTTGCTGGCCTGAGTGTTTGTTCCTTCAAACACTGCACTCAACGTAGAGTTCAATGTCAGACCCGCTTTGATCTCTGCGAACCCTGATTGTGATGCAGTCGGAGTGAATGTTTCTTTTGAAACTATACAAACTCTTGTGTTACCTGCGTACATGGAAGAAACAACCTTGTTGCCTCCCGAACTTGCTAACGTCTCTATCTTCCATCCTGACAGCGTCTGTCCTGCTGTGTAAACCGGTCCAACCAATAAGAATGCAGATCCTGTGTAGACATACACCTGGTCATTTGTTGAATCGTGCCATAGGTCACCCGCTGATGGAGATGTGGGCTGGCTTGCACTTGATTTCGAACCGCCTGTTGGCTTGAAACTTGTGCCGTCGTAAACTTTCAATTGGTTTGTGGTTGTGTCGAACCATAATTCACCTTTTAATGGTGTCGAGGGTGCCGATGTTGATGCGGCATTCTCTAATAATTTTACTAGGTTCTCGTTGAGGCCCTCACCAAAACCTGAATATGATTTTCCAAACAACTGCAACGAAGTGGTGTTGTCCGCTGTCCCGTCCGTGATCGTTGTTACTACTGTTCCGTCTGTTTTGTTTATTGTGTACGCCATTTGTATATATTTAGCACCTTCCCACTACTATATTAATTGTGCCTATTTCGTCAGAATCGTAATTCTCTAATGCTTTTCCTATCACTTCACCGACCTGTGGGTCATGTGTTTTCTTGGCCACACCGTTGTTCGCTGGATCTGTTGACAGCATGTCGCCCTTGACAATGTGTCCTATCACTTTGCAAGGGACCTTGCCCATCAATGCTACAGGTTGTCCTGCTGATTCCGAATTCATCAAGTAAGCAGGTTTTTCACTGATAACGCCTGCCACCCTTGGATCGTTGCCTTCTGTTGAGATTGTTACTTCTTTGTCACCGCCAAACACCACAACCGTACCCACTTCGTATTCAAAGTCGGTCTCATAAACCTCAGCCAAGTCAGCGTACTGCGCCGATGTTGCTTTTGCGTAAACAGTGCTGTATTTCTTACTGCTTGAACCTATGTCATAACTTGTAGTTGCATCAGGCAATATCGCTTTAGAAGTCAATGTTCCGCCCATTGTTAGGGTTGTCATTGAGTTAGCACCGGTGCTGGTGATGTTTCCTGTCACGTTGCCTGTCAGTGGTCCTGCGAATGCCGTTGAAGTTGTTGTGCCTGACACTTCAAGTTTAGTAGTAGGTGTAGTTGTTCCTATACCAATCCTCGATTCAGAACCGTCTATGGTCATCACGGTTGTCGTTGTTCCGCCGTCGTTGACCTTGAATGTGATATCCGTGTTTGGCACGGTGTTAGAAATTATTCCTCCAGATGCGTCCACTGTCAATGTCATGTCACTGTCCGCTCCAACAATCAATCCACCATCGTTTGAAATCGAGATAGTACCTGATGCTGTGTCGTTTGAATCTGCTCTTAAATAGCCTGCCGCGGCAACCCCACCCAACGCATCCGCGTCTGTGGCAGTGCCTTGGAACTTGTTGCCTGAAATCGCTGTGGATAAGGTTATACCTTTCTTGATAGTCGCGAATCCTGATAAAGATACCTTTGGAGTAAACTCATCCTCTGAAATGATTGCTATTAGGTTTCCGTCATTGAACAATTTGGTTATGTTTTGACTGGTATCACCCGAGTCAAGTATTGTATCAAATGTGAAACCATTTGTTGTACCTGTGGCGCCTGGCGGTCCTACCAACACTGATGCAGAACCGTTGTAGAAATACATCTGCCCTGTATCTGAGTCTATCCATATATCACCAGCGGCCAGGCCACTTGGTTGATCTGATTGGTATGGTGCACTTCCGCCTGCGGTCTGCCAGGCAGTTCCGTTGTACACTTGTAATTTGTTATTGGTCGCGTCCCACCATAGTTGTCCTTGGATCGGCTTCGAAGGTGCTGAACTATTTGAAAAGTTTTCTAATAAGTGTAAAAAGTTTTCTGCAATACTTTCACCGTAACCTGCATACCCTTTTCCAATAAAACTTAGATCAGTCTGTGTGTTGACCACACCGTCCTGTACAGTGTACTGGTTCGGTGACGATGAACTATTTGATTTGTTAACAGTGTATGCCATTAGTATCCTGTGTTACCACCTGACGTTGTTCCACTAACTGTGTTTGATGTTGACAGTGCTGTTGAACTAGTTTCAGTGAAAGTTGTCAAACTTTGAATTCTTAATGTGTAATCAATCTGTATTAATCTGTTTAATGATTTTTGTACTGGGTGAAAAATAACGTGTGTCAACAATTTGTTTGTTGCTCCGTTCTCTGTGCCTTCCCAACTCTTTAGACCTAGTTCGTCAAACACATAGTCACCATTGAAATCTGTTGTGTTGTCGAACGCCGCCTGCCCTGTTGGCTCACCGTAGTCAAGTGTGCAAGTCACAACTATGTCAGTGTACTTGTTACCTGCTGTGTGTCTCACTTCCATTTTGTTCCTTGTTGTATCTTTGTTCGTTGCTGAATTATCGTCAATTACTTTGTAATAAGTCTGGTTGTACAATGTGGCATTTGTACCCGTGGAGTTTGGTGTGAGGTATGTTATTATACCTGTTGGGTCAACACTTGTACCGCCATTGCCCAGTGCAATTTCATGCACGAATCCTGTCGTCTTGTTGGCCAATGAATTAGCCAATGCCTGAGACATGTTCTCGTAGTGTATCGCATTTCTCTTGTCTACAATAACCTCACCTGTCTCTGGGTCTGAAATCTTTATGTGCCCCGTCATCATAACACCCGTGTTATCCTGAGGCTTGTTGTTCTCTTCTTTTTTAGATTCTGTTGGTTTGTTGTCCTGTGTCATCTAGTGTATTTATTCAGGTGCGTTTGTAGGCTCATTAGCAATGAATTTAGCCTGTTGAGTGCCAGAAGCCTGTAATCCTTTACCGTCCGCTGGATTACCATCTTTTGCTGTGTACCAAACCTGTCCTTTCTTGTGTAATATTTTTATCTGTGTTGCAGAAGCAGGTGCTGTGCTTAGAGTCACGTTTGCTCCAGAAACAGAGTAGTTGATAGTTGATCCATCCTCGCTAGTGAGCAACAATCGTTGGCCACCAATGAATATGTCTAACTCACTAGCGGATGATGGTGCTTGTGATAGTGCATACACAACTGTACTGCCGTCACCTGTGAAGGTGTTGGTGTACACTGTGTCCGCATAAGGGATGGTTTGAGTACCAGACGCATCTACCACTTCCGTGCCTGATCCATGCCCCTTAATTCCTGTACCAAGTGTTCCACGTCTTAATTGTCCCAACGTGTTACCTGATTTCGTAAAGTATTCTATTCTCTCTTTGTCTATGAATATGACCCCTGGAACGTTAGCAGATGCGTTTGGTGTTGGCAACACACTCGCGTCTTCCACAGTTATGGTCTGCGTTCCTTCTGTCATATCTAGTGTCAATTTTGTAGTCGCATTTTTTGAAATACGTTTGTAGAACGTTCTGTTCATCATGTCTTTAAATATCCTGAATCCCGTAGCACCTGTTGCCGTTTCAATTGCGAAGTACATCACATCTAGTCTGTCTGAAGAAGTTATTGTTTTGCCATTGATTGTTATTGTGTTACCACTTGCTGTGTAGTCCGCACCTTGTATCAACTGCTCACCATTCAACCAAACGTAAGTGTAACCTGCGTGTAATATGTCAAATCTCAATTTGAACACACCGCCTGATCTGCCTTCTAAAACTTCCCTTCGCTGTTTCATTCCAAGTGCGTTATTGAATGTTGTGACTGATAATACATCACTTGCACTCAGACTGTAAGGAGATGTAATTGCACTAGGCACTAATATCAAATCCGTTCCTTCATTGTAGTATTGATGATCGACTAACGTTGAAATACAAATCACATCTGTTGAAGTAGGAACTGATGCTGTGTTAAATTCTATATTGTTGTTTCCAACATCCACAGTGTAGTGCGTATTAAGATCTTTTTTGGTTCCATTAACAAAAACTTGTACCTGGCTGGCACTTGAAATTGTTTTTGCCGGGTCAACTGTTGAATCATCTTCTAATCCAGATACAACACCATATGTGTATGTGCTTCCGTCTCCAACGTAGTAGGTGTTGTCCGGTCCTCGTAATACTCTGCCGTTCAACTCGACCGTGGTCAGACCAGAGAATGGTCCTATCGCTCCCGGTGGATAAGTCAAGGTGTATCTGTTTGTTGCACCGTCATACGTAATTGCCTGATTCCTCACACTTGCAAAACTTCTAGTGCTTGTGGTTGACTTGTTGAAACCTGCTATCTGTATGTAAGAACTTGCCGCTGGTGCTGAATTGAATACCACAGTGATTGTATTTGCTGTTGTCGTTGTTGTGTATGATGTTGTAGGAACTCCGTCCACCGTCACGTAGATGTCCGATGACGTAGAATCTAAATTGAATTCTCCTCTTGTAGAAGTCAAGAACGATGTTGTACTTCCGTCGCCTGTAAAAGTGTTCAGCACTCTGTAGTTCTCACCTGAAATTGCAAAAACTTTTGTTGATATTATGCTGTTGTTTACAGGTGCTGATGTAAATGTAATTGTTTTGTTACCAACGTTGACTGTATAGTTTGTTGTCAATTTCTGTACTACACCGTCAACAGACACTGTGACTGACCCAAGAGATCCAGGATAGTCGCCTATGCTGAATGTTGTTGTGCTTCCATTCCCCCTGTGGTTCATCTCACTTATGAATGGCACACCTGATTCCGGTGACGTGTACACCTTGATGTCTAAGGTATCAAACAACTGTCCAGGAACAACCTCTTCCGGTGCGTAACTTGTGTCTGGAGAAACGAAATCATCACCCTCTAAAACTATGTCACTAGGTGCGTGACCCAGTGCTGATGTGAATAGGCCACCTTTCACTAAAGAATCTAACGTCCTGTCATCTGTTGGTGTAAGCACGCCGTCGTCATCGAATGGTATGAACTCTACAAGTGCGTTTGCTTCCGGTGTTTCACTTATAGTGAATGATACTGTTGAACCGTCGCCCCTGAACACGTCTGTAAGTTTCTTACGTGTACTGTCGTCTTGTGTTAGGTACACTTGATATACTTCACTGCTGGTAGGTGCTGTGTCAAATGTGTATGCCGCTGTTGAACCATCTGCCCTGAACGCCTTGACTCTTGAATTTCCGTAGTTGTCCCATGGGAAGTCATACCAACCCGCCTTGTCCCATCCTGCCTCTTGGCTGAATAGCAATCCTGTGACCATCGTCCCACCGTAGTCAACTCCAGTCATCACTTGGTCTAGTTCGTTGCCCGGCATTCCTGAGCCTGGTGTGTAGAACCCTTTTGTTCTGTCAGCCGCTGTCAATCCTGTCTCGTTACCGTATACCTTATATACACTTGCTGAGTTGTCGTCGAAGTCTGTGCTTGAAGTGAATGCGTTTGTAACTTTGTAAAGTCCATTGTTGTATCTCAATAGGTCGTTGTATGCGTAGGCTGTTGATGCCGCCCAGTCCACCACCCTGGATGTGCTTGACACCCTGTCAAACTTGATAGTGGTGTCAAAATCTCTAACAAGGTCGTTGTTCAAGTTCGCATATGCTTTGGCTGTGTCTGTTGGTGTGGTGCCATCTTTTTTACCACCTGTCAACACAACTGTAGGTGTTGCTGTGTAATTCGCACCTATCCCTGTGACATTAATTTTTGTTACTGCACCACCCTGTATGATTGCAGTGGCTGTCGCCGCTGTTGTGGTAGGCGTGACATAAATCTTGTATAAAGTTGATTTCGAGGATTGTGCTTCTGTAACCGACGCTGTTGGGCCATAGAATGTTCCATCCAACCCATCAAATGTGTAAGGTTTAGTTGTTCCTGAACCTGAATTCTGTGCGTCATAAATCTCGGCCTGTTTCTCACTCGTGAACAACGGATAGTAGTATCCAAACTGTCCACTAGTCGCACCTGAACTACTTGTGGCCTGTATCTGGAACGGTCCTGTTGATCCTGTCGTTCCTCCCAGTATGGTTACTGTAGGAGCCACCTCGTATCCCGAACCTCCTGCTGTCACAGTGATAGACTGCACATACTTTTTGTGGTAGTCATACCACATCTGGTATGGGAACTCTGTTAATTTCGCTGTGTCTGAATCAACGTTGAGACTTCTGATCTTACCTGTTGTCGCGTCATAGAAAGTGGGATTGTCAAAGTCCGAGAATAGGCCATCCTGTGTTTCTGTTTTGTCATAACCTAGTTTGTATTCCCTTAATTTTGTGTGGAATGGTTTGACTTCATTGATGTAGCTCTCTATCCAACTGTCCGTGCCAGTGGTGTATGTTTTTCTCTGATCAAGTTGCCTCACAGAATTTTTAGCATTTATGAATGATGTTTTGAACATCCAGTCTACGTACGTCTGTTCAGAAAGAACTTTTCTTAATCCTGTAAAGAACAATGTGTTGTATTCTCCGGCTAACTCGTCCGTGAACATGTCGTCCCTTAATGCAGTCAAAATTTTCCTTGTCTCAATGCTTGGCTCTTGATCAAAGAAATTGTCATCGAAGTTGTCCTGTCCTGCAAAACCCGATGCGTCTTGGCTGTAGTCGTAAAGTTTGGTGCTTAACCTAATTGTACCGTTCTCTGTTCCAACGTTTTCCCATCCTGTTGCAGTCTTCATGAACAGTTTCCAACCACCTGTGTCCGCACTTGTAACTTTGACGTGCTTGCCTATCGCGATATCCAGCGTGTCAAGTTCGTACTGGTATGTAACCTGCTTGTCAATTTTAGTGTTCTCATCATGGATCATGTCACCGTCAACTTTGTACCAATCCGTGTAACCCCAGTATGCAGAAGTGTTGTACGTTTGTATCTTGGTCCTCGACCATTCCGTGCCATCCCAGGTGTATATTGCCCAGTAGTTGTTGGCAGTCTCATCCGCTTTCACAAGATATTTCACTGTACCTGATATGTCTGCTGTGTTAATGTATGTCAACTCTGCATATGTGTCCACCGAAGCGTCCCATTCTAGACTCTGTGACGTTGGTTCTGGATCCTGGGAATCCAAGTTTGTTAGGTTTACCTGTCCCACTAGTTGATTTTTCTTTAATACACTGTTTGCATAGTCTATGATCTCTTTCAATGCGTCATACCTATCCACATACCAGCTCTGTCTTGGTCTGACGTTGTTGCCGTATCTCTCGTTTAACGGAAGATTTAAATCTGGTACAATGTCTCCCGCAGTATTTTTACCTATCAACGAATCCCACCAACGTGACTCTACTTGCACTCCTGGTCTGTAGTCGGCGTCACCTTCCCTGACCAACTTCCATACGCTGTGTGAATCTCCCTCGAATGTGTTTGTCCTTATATCCACATTAAGTACTACATCGTCATTCGTCAAATTAGAAATATTGTTCAATAGGAATTTGTTAGTGTCTGTGATAGAATAGTATTTGTGATCAAATGCCCTAGGATTTGTGATCAGGTTGGCAACGAACGCCACCGTGTTCTTCCTGTGTGTGTTGTCAGGCAATGTTGTTTTGCCTTTTACCCAGAAGTAGTAGACGTTCACGAAACTGTCCAGTCGTGAATCGTACTTCTGCACCACACTGTAATTTGAGTCGTCGCCATACAGTGCAATGCCTGATATCGTTGAGCTTGTGCCTTCGACTCTGTTGTTCCATTCACTTGGTAGGAGTCTTGATTCAACCCATTCGTAAACGTCTATGCTCGAACCAGGGAATGTCTGTCCCCAGTGGTTGAGTTTGTATTCCTGCGTGTCCTGTTCGTACCACAACCATTTTACTGTGGAAAGATCCCACCACACCTCACCTTTATGGTCTTCCGCCCATGGTGTCTTGATAGTGGCCTTTGGTCCCACGTTGTATGATGCTGGATCCCACGCAGTCTTGATATCAATCTCTCTGTCTGCAATACCTAGTATCCTACCTTTGATAGGATCGTATAAGTCATAGTAATCCTGTAATTGTTTTGTTTTTTTATTGAATTCAAAAACTTTTCCTAGTTTTTCCGTGTCCATTAGTGCAGTCTCAGTCACTAGATTCTTCCAAGCATATTCTCCGTTGACTGTAAGATCGAAACAGGTCACTGTGCCGTCATTCACTACTTTAGTGCTTCCGTCTGTTGTTGTGTTTCCATCGTCTTTTGGTGCTCCAACGTAGACCGAACCGTCAATTACGCAGACGCCTCTTCCAAAGTCATCATTCACTGTGACGTTGTCTGTGATCAGTCTGTCATCCAAAACAAATTTAGTGTTGTACATGGTTGCCGTGAATGCCCCACCCGAACCCGTGTTGCTGTCGACTATGGTAGTGTCCTGCAAGTCAAACGTCGTCTCCCCTGCGTCAAATTTCATTTCTCTAGAGCTCGCAAAATTTTCAGCACCTATGATTACTCTCGTACCATCATGGCTGATATCCATGCTTGTGCCAAACTTCATGTTAGTGCTTGATTCTGGAGCACTTATGGTCTGTTGTAGGGTGTAGGTGTTTGTGGAATCATCTGCATTCCATTTGTAATAGTACACCGCTCCTGCATCTGGATGTGATGTGCCATCAACGCCAGGCGCTCCAACAATCAGCGTAGTTCCATCTTTGCTCATTGCTATAGATTCGCCAAATTTTGTGTTTATAGATGACCCATCGCTTGTGACCCCGGTCAGTGTCTGTGCCAGTGCGAATGAATTTTGTGTGCTACCATCATTGCTCTGTGACGTCTTGATGAATATCTCCACCTTGCCAGCGTTGCCTGGTGCAACGGAACTAACGGCAAGTATGTCACCGTTGTCATTCGTTTGAATTCTGTGTCCAAATCTTTGGCCTCTACCGCCGTTTGGTGCTTCTATTGTGTAGTCCTGTGTCCATGTGTCATATGTGGAACCGTCTGCACCCACTCCCCATGTGTACATGTATACCCGACCCCTGTCGTTGTCATGGCCCGGTGCTGATACGAAGAGGTATTTGTCAGGAGTCGTTCTTACCGAACTAGTCCCTGGTTCTGAAATTTTATGTGCCCATCCAAAATTGGCATTCTCATTCAATGTGGATCCATCAGTAGGACTTCTGACTGTGTCTAGTATGCCATACTTGAACGTGCTAGGATCCCATATGTAAATTTTTACCAGTCCTGAGTCAATAAATCTTGTGCTACCGTCGGCACCTACTGCATTCGTGTATGGTGCTCCTGCAACAACGAAGTTCTCGTCTGTACTCATTGACAGTGATTCACCTAACCTACTGGTGTTGTCATCATTGTCGGTCATGGTTCCTACAGACTGTGATTGTAAAAGAGTACCCGCTGTAGACGAGGTCCTGAATAGGAAGTGTACCTCACCTTGGCCCTTGCCTGGAGCAGACGCAATCACTGTCCTACCGTCATTACGTGCCACTATCCTGTGTCCGAACTCCTGCTCTGCTGTGCTGGCGTCTGGCGATAACACTATCGCTGTGGTGTATGGATCCTGTTTCTCATACACACGCCACAGTCCTGAGCTGTCAGCATCTGCGAACACCTTGTCTCCTGGTTGTTCTATGGCGTCATCCTTGTCTGTGTAATTTTCAAAATCTATCAAGTCATTTACATTGTCCATTGATGCCAATCTCACAGACACGAACTTGTAGATGTTTCCATAACTGTCTGCCGTTGAGCCGTCTTCCAGTGCCGGAATGAATCCCACGTTGCCATCGTAATCTATGATCACCGTTTTGTGGTCCGGTGTGGCACTGACCTGGTACACGCCATTCAGTGTTGCTTCTTCACTGTTTGATATGCCAAAGTAGTCCGCTTGTGTAGTTGTGGAACCTGCTGTCAGATTGTGAGAACCTGTGAAAGTGATCTCCAACTGTGAGGCATCGTTTATTAAGTGTAGATTCGCTATCTTTATGCCAGCACTAGTGATCCTTAAAACGTCCCAGTCAAGGTTGCTCTTGTTGGCAACCCATACAAGGTCATTGGCCGTTATGGCGTTCATGTCTAAATCCAGGATCTCTTCTATGTCGAAGGCTGTGTGTTGCACCTGTTGAACTTGCGGGTATCCTGCTGTCTTGAACACCTGTGCTGTGTCCCTGCTGACACCTTGCTTGGTGTAGTCCAATCTCTTGAACGTGTCTGATGCTGTGTACTCCACTGGCTTGTAGTAGAAGTTGTCTTTGACAATGGCATCTGATCTTGTATATTCCACCGTGTCATTGGACGTGTCCAACAACTCTATGCTCTGTGGATCTGCCGTGATCTCATCGTCTTTCAGTGTGATCTGTATGTTCTCTATGGAATCTGTGTTGCCGAAGTTACCTGTCCTTATCATCCATTCCGGATAAAGGTCGAGTGAGATATCCTCGCCCTCGTACTTGGCCTTCAGGATCTTGTCTATGGCGTTCTGCGTGCCCTTCTCCCTGATGTAGCCTTGGTAGAACTTGTACTGTGAAACGTCGTTGACGAATAGGTTCTCCAGGTAGTCCCTGCTCTGGTACCCAGTCAATCTCTGTGCCAACTGCTGTTGCGATTCATCAAAGTTGTTGGTCTCCATCTCATAGAAGTCATTGAACTGTGCGATCTTGTACTCGAAGTTTGGTATCAACTGTGGTGCTGGTTTCTCATCCTTGAGTGTCCAATAGGTTTTATCGAAGGTTGATCCTGAGTTGTGATTAGATTTTGCCACATAGAACTTGCCTTGGTACTCTACACTGTCGCCTATCCTGTAGTCTGTGTTGGCAATCCAGTATGTGACCTGTGCGGCATCGAATACGAAACCTGGTGCGTAGTAGTCACCGTTCCATCCTGCTGTCTTCCATCCAACTAGTTTCAATCTCTGTTGTCTGAAACCTGTGAATGGATCATATATTATGTCCGCGAACACTGTGCTGTTGTCAAACAACAATACGTGTTCCTTCTGAACAGTGTTCAATGCTATGTTGTAAAGTCCGATGGTGTCAGACTTGATCCCCAGTTCAAAAGTCTTGCCTATTCGTTTGGTAGATATCTCACTGATGTCTATCTTCCTGCCTCCTGAGTCTAGAAGTGAATAGTCACCTGCCAGGTTCCTAAGTTTCCCTACAATGCTGTTGTTGGTGTTTAGTTCGAATCCGTCAGCGGCCGGTGAAACGGTTATCGCTGATCCTGGAGACCATTCCTGCGTGGTCCAGAATAAGAATTCTCTGACTGCGTTCGCCCAATTCAGTGTTTCTTTTAATTCATTTGAGAATTTGTTGAATTGGAATCCTTGTGATTCCAACCAATGTCCGTATCCAAATAAGAAATCAGTAACGTCCTGTATGGTATTGAATACATGACCATATGGTATTGTCTGCGTAATTTCTTGGTATGCGGTATACTGTTCTACTACCGTTGATCCTTCTGTCGATACCGCTGTTGCCGTTGTGGTCTTGACCGGATAGTTGAAATTGAAATATGGTTTAGTTGTGCTGTAACCTAATATCTTGTATCCGCCTAGTACAGTAGAACCATCCTGACTGATGTCCGTGTTCTTCTCTATCAGCACACCAGAGAATTGGAAACTGTCCACAGGATTTGATGTCCTGAACAATATCTTGTAGTTTTCGTCTGGTATAAATTTTGATCCTGATTTGGATCCCGGGGACACACTGTCTGTTAAGATTTTAATGTTGTCCTTGTCTGTGAACCCTCCCAACTTGTATGCCAACTGAACACTTAGATTTTTCATCTTGTCGTAGTAGAAGGTCTTGGCATCCAAGTTCTTTGAAATCAAGTGATTGACCACATACGGTTGATAACCCGCTGTCTGGTATTTTGTTGTTACACCCGTTGCTAAATTTGTTTCGGTCTCTAAGTGATACCTGGCAGTGGCTAATGTTTTTCTTATTCCTGTCTCTGTGTAAATCTGGTTTCCAGCAACATTGGTTGTCAATCTTGATGGATCGAAAAGGTTTGAAAAGAATTTTGCGGGTTTGGTCAGTGCCAAAGCCTTCACGGCCGTGAATGGATAAGCACTGGATCTTCTCCACGCCGTCTCCGCTGGTGCTTGATCACCAAACTTCCAAGCGTTCTGTCGTCCTGGTATGTCAAAGTTGTCAACTAGTCCTGCCGCCAATGGATCTAATAAGTTTCCAGATGCATCTACCGGTAGGTAGTCTTTTATCAAAGGCTTGCCGTATCTGCCTGGTTCTGTTGCAACCGCGTTCCATAACACATCGTTGCCCGAGGTGTACGGAGCAGTTCCGTATGTTGCGTCCCAATCCGTTGGTTTCTCCGAATGACCTAACATCTCCCATGGTCTAACATGCGGAGCGTCAGTGTCGTAGAAATATTTGTAGATGCCCCTCCAGTGTCCTGGTAGATTCTCATCTATCAGCCTGCCTTTGGACCTAGCATAGTTGTAAGTGAATGGTGATCCTTCTGAGAAAACTGTGTTGTTGATGTACTGAACATTGTTACGTCCTGCCCATTGATAGAAGTCTGGCCCCATCACACTGTCTACTTCTTGTAGTTTGTATTCTGTAGACGTAAAAGCACTTGGCATGATATCATGTATGTCGATGTATGCGGCGTCGTACGTGACTTTTATATTGTTGTAGATCCTTTTTTCAAGTTCAATTATTAGGTCATCTCGTTCATCACCGTATGCTTTTATTATGGAACCGTCGTGCTTCCGGATCATTGCTGTGTCTGTGATGTAGGTCGTATCTGTGAATACCTCAGGAGTGAACCTAGGATACATTCCCAATTTGGTAGGAGATGGTGGCATGTAACTTCCTGTTGTGTCACTGTAATCCTTTATGACAATCTTGTCGCCTTCTGCCAGTGCTTTTGTGATCTCTACGCTGTCATTGGTTGTGCTGAAAGTGTAATCTGTTCCCAGTAATAATTGCACGTCATTGAGGTAAACGTACACTGCCCTGTTGTTCAATGTAGTGATGTCATGTTGTGAATCAAGTGCGTATTCTGTCTGCGATGATCCCATAACCGAGTATGACCTAGTTGATACATTTTCTCCCCAACCCAACATGTCCTCATAATAGAACGGGAAACTGTTGTTCCTGCCAGGTGTTATTGCTGTGATGATTTCGTCCACTCTGTCGGCCGCAACACCTTCGTATGCTGTGCCAGTTGCGTGAGTAAGGAATGCGTTGTACCATTTCTCGTATTCATGACCTGCGTAATCTAATGAAGTAACAAAGTTTGCCTCTTGATCTAACAGATTGAATATAGCAGGCAGTAAAGATCCTTCGTGCTGATGTATGCTACCACCCTTTAATCTTGCATCTGGTTTATCTCTAAGATTTGACACTCCTGGTATCGCTCCATTCACATCTTGATTCTTGTCTAGTATGTCCTTTACGTGATTTAGAATTTGTCCAAACGTGAATGTGCCCAACTGTTCATTGAGACTGTTTGTAGCCAGGTTCTCTGGTATCTCGTATATTCCTTTATTTTCTACTTTATCGACACTGCTGTGTCCAGCGATCCTGACCTGATCATTAACTTCTAGTGCCTTGTTGAATTTCACGTATTTGTTTTTTGTGCCGGTCTCCAATGTGTAATCTGTAGTCAGTGTTTTTCTCGTACCGTTAACTGATACAGAAACTTCAAGATCTGTTAGGTCCGCTGAATCCTTGTAGAAGTCAATAGGGAACAACTGTTTCTCTGTGGCATCTACTATGAATGTACGTATGACACGTTGCTTACTTTCCGACGTTCTTTTTATCCAAGCACTTCTCGAGTTGTGTGTGCTTCTGCCTGTGCTGTAGTGCAAGTGTCCCTCGGCTAAATTTTTTGTAAGCGTTTGTGTTCCACTCTTGTAGGTAAATGTTCCTGACGTGTGGTCCGAATCGAACACAATGTCCCCGACATTGTTTATTGTGTTGTATTTCACTTTGATACCTAGCACAGTATCTGTGGTTGCTGTGTCTGATGTTGCGAAAGCAAAAACCTTCGCTCCTGCGAAAGTTGAATTTGGATACGTTGTGGCATCATCGAACGGTGTGTGGTCGTTGTCGAACATGGCGAACAATGGTTGTTGGTTCACTCCTGTCTTCTCTTGTGATTCTATAAAAGTTTCTGTTGTGTTGTCGTAATGGAAAGTCTTACCTTGGTTTGTTGTTCCGAACTCTATGAATATGGAATCATTGTCTGCCGGGGTGCCGTCGGACGCTTCTGTCAAGTTTATGACTTGAGTGGAGTCTCCCGCTGTCACAAAGTTCACATCATATATCTTATTTTTTACCAGTGTGTCTGTGTCCGCGGCAAACACTATCCTCATGCCATCCGCCAATGCTATTCCATCGACGATGTAACCTGTCTGTTTGACCACTGTGCTGAAGGCGTCAGTTGTTACTGTGTCATACAGCGTGACAGATTTTTTGGCCACAGTTCCATGGTTGTATAGTGCCAATCCTGAATCGAATTCTATAATAGGTCTCTTTGCTCTGTCGTCCTCGTTCAGCGTGGGAGTGAAACCACCGATCCTTGCTGTTTCATCTATGATGGATCTATGGAACCATCTGTTGTATCTAGACCAAGCGTTCTGATCCTGTGAATCCCTCTTGATCGTTATGTAATCTTTGTTCTCAGGAGTGTAATACGCTTTGGCGTATGGTCTTGAATCATATCCTACCTGATCATACAGTATAGTGGATTCTGTCGCATATGAGCCTGGGGTAATTAAATCCTCAACATCTGTGAGTGTTATTGCATCACCAACACCTTCCACGTAGTATTCCTTGTCTTGGTACGCACTCGCTACCAAGGATTTCGTGAACTTGATCTTCATTCCGTTTGATAGATCAAGAGTACGTAGGCTGTAATTTTTCGCACCCACGATATCATCTTCAACATCTATTGCTGTGGTGCTCGTGGCATCTTTTATCTGCAGGATGCCGTACATGGCATCATGGTTACCACATTGGTAATATAAAGTGCTTGGTGCACCAGTTGTGGGAACCGTGAATGTAACTGTTCCGTAGTCAACTCCGTTGTTCGTAACGCCTGTGTCAAATATAGTTGACGTTGAGCCATCAGCAGATACCTTGCTCTTGTATGGTTCCGTCATTATCCAGAACGGATGTCCTTTGGCGTTCACGTTGAACTTGTAGGTGTTACCTCTGTATAGTGTTAATATAGGATTGTTTTCATTTTCCCTGTGGGTGAAGTTATAAGCGCCTTGCGCCAAATTCTCTACGGAATATTCTACTACCGCACTTGGTCCGACAGAATCTATCTCTATGGTGCCTGGTCCATCCGGCATCCAGTAGTACTCCCTGTAGTTGACCAACTTGTCGTAGTCTATGGCAGGATTCCAACTGTACACAGTTTCCTTGTTAAGTCTATCGTGGTTGTTGACATTACCTCCCAGGTACTTGATCTGGTTTATGTAGTCGTCATACGTTCCAGTGAACTTGACCTGGTCTTCAGGATTCACAGATGTTGTGTCTCTGTCCGTGTAGGTGACAGCGGGTTCTAACTGATATGCGTACCTGGCCCTGCTTGTTGCAGTGATGTACCTGTCGCTGACATCCCTGGTGTAGGCATCTTGTCTGCCTATGTAGCCATCAAGTCTTTCTAAAGATCCTTTTTGTACCAACGGATCCATCGTGCTGGCCAGGAAACGTTGATTGGCGTCCGTCCTGTAGAAAGCAGGTAGGTGCTGTACAGTACGTCTGTACTCGTTGGTGCCCTGTTTGACAACTTCGTTATTGGTTAAAGGGTTTGTGGGATTGTCCGCCATTAGTATCCTGACCCACTACTGCCGGTGCTTGAACCGGAACCTGTTGTAGTAGAGCCTGACACTGCTGATCCTGTCGTGGTGTTGGTCGTGGTAGTTGATGTCGATGTGACCACAGTGCCGGAGGCCGCCAGTTGGTTGGCTCCCAGTGCTGTTATGATTGACACATCATCAACGGTGGCCCCACTGATGAAAATCTCGTCCGCCGCCGAGTCAAGTTGGAACAAGGACCCAAAACCCTGTCCTGACTGGTTGGGCACAATGACCGCTGTCAACAAGTCTGGTGCTAGTTGATTGTGTATGTAAGCGGCTAATTCTGTGAAGTAAAAACTGTCTCCGAAATCCCAGTTGTCCAGTGCGAAGAATTCGTTTATTGCGGCAATCACTCTGGTCTTTACCACTGCGTCTGACACGTTGGTCTTTGGATTTTTAACAACTTTGAAAGTTGCTTGTAATTGCTCGTCTGCGTTTGAACCGAAAAGTATCTTGTATTTCACAGGATGGTATATGATCTGATCTGACAATGATTTCAATGGGTTAAGTATGCCCGAGTAATTGATCCTCAACTGGTCCGCTGTTGCTGTATTTGGTTTGCTACCACCGTCTTGCAACCAGATCCTGAAAAGGTTGTCGTAAGTTCTTTCTAATAGATACACGTCAACTATGTTTGAAACACTGGGATCTATTCTAGTCTCCTGTCCTGCGTGGTGTTTGTACTGGAAGTTGATTGAACCCCTACCTCTCCTGGCAGTGTAATCTGTGGTTGTAGATAATGTGTTCGTTGTAGAACTGTAAGACTTGATGACATCCTCTGCACTGTCATAGAAGTAAAACAACTGTTCATCATCATATGCTGTTGTGTTAAGATTTATGTCTGCTTCATTCTGTGCAACAACAAAATTTGTTGATGCGTATGGTCTGAATCTCTCTATGTTGTCATAGGATGTGTACTTCTCAAAGAAAACAAATTTAGTGGACTCCGATAAAGAAGGTTCGACGAATATGTCAAACAGTTCTGGATTGTCGACCACACCGTCATCATCATCGTCGAAGAACCCAACTTTAACTTTCCTGTTGTCCTGGAAGCCGTCCGCTTCTGTTACCACGTCAACCACCTGCCATGTTATTGGATATCCAACACTGTTACCTGATGAAACTATGCTGTTTGTTTTAAGTATTTTTACTGTGTCTTTTACACTCTTGCCTGTTGTGTAGTCGTAAATTTTTTCTTCCACGTCATAATGGAACTTGTTCTGTGAATCCGATTCAAATATGTAATCCAGTTTTCTATATTGCACGGTGTATGTGTTTCCGTCATTGGTAAATTTGAACCACCAACTGGCATCTGCGTTTGTGCCCGCAGTTGATCCCGCTCCGGCTAGATCAAAAGATGTGCTAGTGCTGAGGTTCGTTGATGTTATGACCTTCCATGTCTCTGAATCTACATCATATCTCAGTCCAAACTCTTCGTATGCTTCTATCCTGTCTTGCAAATCTGCTTCTAGTGTTGCAGAAAATGAAGTTGTAAAATTAGGAATTATTGCATTTATTACAGAACCCTGTGGTATTATATCAGTGAGTGTGACAGGACCTACTCCCGACTCTAGGTTTCCTACTCCGCCATTTGCACCATCAAGCACAACTTCTCCGATCTTGGCCCATACCCTGTCCTCTGCGTTGTCAGTTGTTGATGCGACCAAGGTTCCGTTTAGGAACTTCCTTGTGTCTGGTGATGTGAACTTAACCAATGCACCTGGCTTGGCAAACTTCATGTTGCTAGTTGCTGAATCTCCTATTACTAATGCACGACCAGAAAGAAAGTAACCTGTGTTTGTGTTAGTTGATGTTGTAGTGGAATTCCACGTTGCTGAAAGTGTGCTGGCATCTTTAGTGCCATACTTAAGATAGTAGAACTGTCTAGCATATGCTTCCTTCAATTTCGCCTCAACGGATGTATCTATCGTGGACTGTATGTCGCTCCTGTTGTTGAACGTGAAAGTAAATCGTTGTAGAGATTCTTCCCTGTACAGTATGCCATCATCTGCGAACACACTCACATTGGAGTATGCACCTGTCGGATCCAGTATTTCTTTGGCCCTGCTTATGCCAGATGCTGATCTGTTCACAGATCTCACTTTCACAATCTCCTGTGATGCAGATAGTGGAACAACCTGGTAGTCCTCTGCCGTGATCATCCTGTTCTGTGAGTAGTATACCTGTGCGGCCTTCTCTTTGATTGAATCATTTGATTCCGTGGCCGCTGAATTGTAGACGCTGGCCTTAAGACTTATGCTCATTGTCAATGATTGCTGTGCACCGTTGGCGTCCGTGTAAGGCACCGTCAACTGTACGTTCTGCATGTCCGATGACTGTATCGCATACTTGCTGTTATCACTGGTCCTGTAATATGTCCTAAAACTACCTAGAGGTATGTTTGAGAAATTGCCATCTCCAAACACTAGATCAATCGCATCGTTGTTTTTTGTAACTACGTTATACGTGTTTCTCTCCGCCTTTGACAACGAATTGTAAATTGCATTGTTTCCAGAAAGAGATGGAACTTTCGTCCATGATTCTGACAACTGTCCAAACTGATCCAACTTGTAAAGCCACACATCCGAGTTGTTGATGTTAGATGCGTCCAAAGATTTAATGTAGTTGGTCACTGACGTGTCCACTGTGAAATCCGTTTGCTGTAGTGTGCCCTGTTTGAACAAGAAGAAGAATCCTGTGTTGTTAGAACTGTCCCCAGAACCATCTGTCCTGTATGTGTATGTCAGTCCTGTTCCTGGCACTGGTGATGACTCGTATATTGAATCGGAATCTGTTATGGTACTTGAAACGATTTCGAATGATCTCGATATGCCTCCTACTGATTTCTGAAATTTGAATATGGGTAGATCCAACTGGTTAGAACTTAAAGTGTAGACCTCAGTGCTGATCCCACCTATGGAGCCTGACTCCCTTGGGTTACCAAACAGTTGTCCTGATTGGTTGGCCGCGTTCAGAATCGCAGTGAACTGTTCTCTGTAGTTTGAGTTTGCAGAGTCATTCCATATAATCGTTGAATTTGCTAGGTTTGTACCCGTGCTGTCACTAACATCCTGGCTTGTTGATATAGAATCTATCTTCAACATTCCTGTGGCCGGCAGATTCCTCTTGGCGTTGTAGTTGATCAGCCTCGCCAATCTCAGAACCGAATTTCTTCTCTCAGCAGTTTCAAGGAAATTCTCCCTAGCATTCAAGTCAACCCTGAATGAAAGTGCCTGTGAAATATAAGCAATAAGATCTATCAGGGCCACGTACTCAGAACTCTCAACGAAATCATTGAAATCATCAGGGTAGTTCTCCTTGAGATAGGCAACCATGGTCCTTCTTAGGGTCTCGAAATCGTAACTTTTGAAATCTGCCTGTTGGAAGGCCTGGTAGATCTTTCTCCAATCTTCCGCTACTAATAATCTGTTCTGTCTATCTGTTGTGGCCATTGTAATTACAATGGTATTTATATGTTAGGAAATGTGCGTATATTAAGATAGGCGTAACAACGAATTCTCATCGAAGTTGAATCTCAATTTCTCGGTGATATTCAGAGGAACATACGTTATAGTGGCCTGTATGGCTATGCCCTTGTCCGCTTCTGATACCAAGATCTCCTCTGTGGCTATACGTGGATCTGCGTTTAAATTGGCCGTTATGTCCTCCACTATGGCCTCTTTAAGTTGCTCTGTGAATGGCTCAAATATGGCATCGTATATGATGGTACCGAATTCTGGATTCTCCACACGCTCGCCCTTACGCACACTCAACCTGTTTATGAGGTCCTGCTTGGCAACCTCGAAGTCGTATAGTTTGAAGTTCTTCTTGTCCGCACGTGAACTGAAACCCTTGAAGGTCACTGACTTGTTTGATAGTCCGTTGCCTGATCCTGAATCTCCGTATGCCATATGCTATATTTACTCCCTAAAATCGGAAGAAACTCCTCACTGCACTAATCGCCTGATTTTTTAAACTTGCTACCTGTCCTTGAACGAAACTCATCACCGCTTCCTTTGGATCTAGATTTATTAGTTTATTGATAGCATCTGCCTTTGCCACGAGCGTGTTTAGATTCTTTATGGGCAGTTTGATCTTGTCGTTCAGTTTCACAACCTTGCCCAGTTTGTCTGCTACTGCTTTAATGCTTGGCTGTTTTAATAGTTCCGCCTTGATTATTTTTAATTCTGTCGCTGACAGTTCTGGACTGGTTGCCTTGATCTCTGCCATTGCTTCATTGATGTATGCCTTTGTCCTCTGTGTGCTACTCTGCCTGTCATATGGCTCGTGGGTGACAAAGTCAGACACGGTGGTCTTGTTCTCGATCTTGTTTGGTTTTCCCTGCGGTAATGGATTATCATCGTCAATGTCTATCAAGCCGTCGGTGACCTTTATGCCTATGGCATCTGGCTTCAACCAACCTGGCCCCCATGCACTGCTGGCGCCGACCGAATTAAAATGTACCTGTGATCCTGCTAGATCTATCCTGCCGTCTGCACCATGTAGTTGTGTTCCGTCCGTGAATGACGATATCCCGTCCCTTGCGTAGTTCCTGACCGAACCTTTCTGTGAACTGTTCAGTATGCCTTTCTCTCCCATCGCAAACACATAACCTTCTGCGTTAAGGGCCACGTTTGTCTCAGAAGTAAAATTTATCGCACCCTTGGCATGGAAGTTGATGTTCATGTCTGAGTGTAGGTTGAAGTCCCTGCCCGACCTCATGTTTATACCGCCGTCGGAGTAAACACTGACCGTGCCGTCCGTGTCCATCTCTATGAAAGCCTTGCCCGAACCATTGGCAAGGTACACCACACCCTCTGAGTCGTTCATTAGCAGTTGATGTCCTGATGCCGTTCTCAATCTTGTGAGTTGGTTGGTGCCATCCGCGGCACCGTCATCCATTACGAAACTGTGACCTGGTACTCTGTCTGTCCTGACCTTGCTGTTGTCCAACCCTATGTTCAACTCTCGTGAGTTTGGATCTATCCTGCCTGGCGTGTTTATACCAAAAACCCTGCTCGGAGATTCACGTCTGGCTGACGATGATGTTGTACCCCTCACCGTGTCCTGTACCAGTCCCTGCTTCTTCAGTTGATCGGCCAATATGTCATTGACGGGATATTTCCATTTGTCTATGTTCTGTAAAATCTCGCCCGATGCGTACAATCGCTGATTCTTCTCACCCGCTGGTAAAAATTCTGTTCCATAATCTTGTAATTTGCTTGTTTCCGCCGCGTCTACTTTTTCAGCCGCTTTTGATGTGTTTACCGTGGAGCCGTAACCTGGCACCTGTTGATTGACAAGTGGTTTCTGCACACAACCTATCCAGAAAGCACTGGCGTTAGATTGTTCTCCCTTGGCGAATATCACCAACACGTCCGTGTCCACGTCCGGTGGCACCGCCCACATGCCGTAACTGTGCTGTGTTTCCTTGTAGAGGTAGGGGTCAATCTCAGACACCGCTTTGATGCTTTTCGCACCGTAGAATGGACTTAGATACTGGCACCATATTATCTGGCTCGCAGTTGGATTTGTTGTCAGTGACAGTGCTGGTATGTTCACACCCAGTCTGCCCATCTTCAACGGGTCAACAGTGACCTTTACCGTCGCAATGTACGGACCTGGATCGTTGTCAACGTATTTCTCTTTGAAATTCTTCTGGTTGTCCTGTGTGTCAGTGAATCCTGCTGAAGTGTATGCCATACTTTAATTTATCCTGCTCATTATACCGGGAAGTCCCTATTGATCTTTTCAATCGACTCTAGGTACTCATCAAATTTTGTTACTGGCTTGGTAATTTTTTTCTTGATGTCCACGCTTTTTTTAATCTCCGTTATGCTTTTTATCGAGGCGTTTGTCAACAACGGCACTGCACCCTCTCCCTGTTGATTGTTGAACCTGCTACAGTGCAGTGTTTGTAGGAACTGCCCGTTGTCGAATTTGGTGTCTATCTTGTTGACCTGGTACAGTCCATTGAAGAACAGGTTCTCGTCCCTTACTTTGTCTATGCCGGAGAACATTGTTCCCTCTTTTTCATTTATGTCTGCAGGCAGACGATATCTCACGCTGATTATGGGTTGGAATCAGTCAGCGTTGAAACTGGCGGATGCTGAGTCAAATGATTCATCCTTGTTGCCAAATGCCTTGCCACCTTCTTGTATGGGAACATACATGTCCTGACAGATGTAGGTAGGATCTCCCAGTATCTCCAGTTCTATCCTCATCATATCCACTTCAGGATTGGTAAGGTAATCATAGAACTGCTGGGCCTTGTTGGCCTCCCCTGACAGTGTCTGCACGGTGTTGGCACCCTTGATGGATGACGGGTATTGCCTCAGAGGCAACAGCGGTTCTGGATCACGCTCCCTGCCGAACACGTTCTTGAACGCTTCCGTAAGCGGTGCGAACAGTCCCTTCTCTGTGTCATTCTTGTCGTCACCCCTAACATTCCGTAGGTAGTAGGCGGTCTTGTAGTTGATCCTTAGACTCTGCACGTCAACGTTGTCGCCAGTGTACATGTAGTCATATTCCTTGTGTACTTTTCTACCCCAATCCACGTTGGCTATGCTGACCCCAGGACCAACGAACTTCAAAATGTGTATCTTGTAAGGTATAGCCTTGTATGTAATGGTCTTTGGATGCATCTTGGTTATGGGATCGACCTTGCTTGTGTCCGTGTACACAGTGGTCTTGATCTTGAACCAGTCTATGTACTGGTTGTTGAACAGTATCTTCTCAAATTCCTTGCTCTTGATTATGGAATCCACTTTCTCTTTGGTAAGGCTTTCCTTAGTGTAATTGGTGTTGGACCTGATATAGGTAGTCCAGAAATCGTTGGCCAACTCTTGGTAATGGAAACCGTTTCTGACAGCATCCTCGAAGAACTTGGTGACCGCAATTCCCGAACTGGCCTGTGCAGACATGGTGTTCTGCCTAGGTGGTGGTGGTGCAAGAGTTTCAACTTCGGCCGCAAGTTGATCCGCTTCTGACTGTTGCGACACCGATCCGGCACTGTTGGTGGTGCCCGCCTCATTCTTGTATTGCAGTCCTATTTTCCTGAGTTCGTCGTCTATCTCGAACTTGTAGATGTCTGGGTAGTACCTCCGCTGTTCCTCGAACTCCCTATCCATCTGTTCGGACATGGCACGTTCCGCGGCCTTGGCCCATTCATAAGGTGAGTTGCCCTCTATGGGCATTGAAGTACGTGGATACTTGTACCTGTCGTCGAACGCAAGGTCGGTATATGGCACCGCCATGACCTGATATCTGGCACCACCCTCGTTCACGTCGAAGTCCACCCTGCTGATCAGTATGGGTATCTTACGTGTGTGGCTCTTGTTGGTGCTGTGTTGGGCGTATGGTCTTCCCTGGTCGTCGATCCCTTTAAACTCTATGGTCAGCAACATGGGTGCGTCTTGGTAGTCCAGGAAACCGTTGATCGCAGTCGCGGCCCTGACCTTCTCTATGAAAGTGATACCGTATGGTTCGTGTATCTCGAATTCCATCTTCGTGAAGTTTCCTAGGTTACGTTCCGCGTTGGGTCCAACCGTTGACACCATGTTGACGTTCTCTATGAACAGGTCATGTGCCCTGTCCAATATGTCTATGCTGTCTTGGTATTGCTCGAAATATTTCTTCTTTTCGAAATCCTTGATCAAGGTCCTGAATACCTCCGCCTCTTTATTGTTTTCCTTGAACTGTCTCGTCTGTACCTTGGCATCACCTATGCCTCCCGAACGTGCCACTATGTCGTGTACAGGATTGGTCAGAAACTTGGCTGTACGGATCTCCTGCTCTGTGATACCACTCAGTGTGAATATAGTGTTGAACGAGGCGTACTGGTGAAGCACGTTGGGTTTCAAAAAAGGTTTACTGGCAGAACCTGATGTGGTGTATTTCTCCGCCATGTTATATTCCTAGGTCTGAGTTGACGTTGCTGGGTTTAGGCAACTGTATGGTCACTCCTGGTTTGAAGTCGTATATGGGATCCTCTATCTGGTCTGGGTTACGCTGTGCGAACACCCACCAAAGCCTCGGTGAGCCATAAAGGTCATAGGCCAACAGGTCTGGCCTGTATGCGTAGGTCCTCTCGATGGTGTAACTCTGATCGTCATCCTCCGCTGTGATAGTCCTGGGCACGAATGTTTCCAGGTTCACATCATTCTGTGGTGTCGAGAAGTAAGGTGATGTTGAAGAATACTTGGCCATTAGATGAATCCTATCTCGTCTGTCCCTTTACCGCTCAAATCGCCACGTGCAAATTCTGTTAGAGAGAAGTCCTTGATTGATTCCCTGCTGTAGATCGGTGTCACCAGCACTGATATGTTTGACAGCGTTGGTGCCCAGGTCTGTGATTCACTAGAGTTTAAAAACTCCCCAGCATCTGCTCCTGTAAGTTGTTTGTATTCTGTGTTAGACTGTTTGGTTGAGATGTAGTCAATGCCCGGTCTAAGTTCCACGTTGAATGTGTTCACTATCACTGGTACCTTGCTGAACATGTGATCACCATAACCCGACATGTGCATGATCGGTGGGGGATTACCTTTGAGTGATTGTTGCTCCTTACCAAAATACATCTTTGTTATGGTCCTCAGGAAGTTCACGGTTGCCACCCAGTGCTTGGCGTCATCTGAATTCTGCACGGGGAACTCTCCTATGATGTTCATGGAGTCCACTTGTGAGTTTTGATATGCCTGGAACGGATAGTTAGCGTGTGTCTGTGCCAGGGGATTGTAGTTGGCAGAATGCTGTATCACCACCGCCGGTGTCAAAGGCCAGAATATGCCACGTGACGGCACCAATGGCGCCAGTAATTCGTTGTTGGCCAGTATGGAGTTGTAGACGGCGTCTGCACCGTTTGGTATCTGCAGTCTCACACGCCAGTCGGTCTTGTCCGAACGTCCGGACCATTTGGCCCTGGCCTGTACTATTCTCGAATCCGTGGAAATACCAGCACCCGTTAGCCTGCCCAGGGTACGGTTGAATATGCCCCCTCCCACGTTCTTGACTATCTTGCCTATGTCTCCGAATGCCATTATATGGTTGCTTTCCTTTGTAAAATTTCGTATACTTTAACTATATTTATAGGCATTATTTTAGGCACACTTAATTCGCCATACGGCACGAATCAACACAATATAAAGAGAACCAATTATGAAGAGAGTCAAGTACCTAAACAACCGAGATCTGCTGGCACAGATACACGCCAGCAAGAACACCTACTGCTCATACGTCGCACCCGAGGACGCACAGTATGACCTCATAGTGCCCAACCTAAAGAAGGTCAACGCCAGTGCGGTGGCACAGGCACGTAAGGCCAAGGCCAAGCGTTTGACACAGGAAGCGTGGGAAGAGGCCAAGGCGGCAGGACTCAAGAAGATAAAATTAGTGGACTACACAGTGAGCCCTAGGAAGATAGAGAAAACGGATCTGATTTTCAGGGTCATGATGTTTGACCATGTGCCTATGGACAGCGAGAGGAAGAAGAATCCCAAGACAGTGGCGGACCATCACCACAAGGTCAACTTTCCTCCATTCCAGCACTACAAGTTTGACAAAAAAGGCAAACTGGTGTGCGTGGGTAAATCACACTGGGTTGGCGGGATGAGCAACGGGCACTTCTCTGTTGACCACGGCAAGATGACCAATCAATTGGCCATGATGTACATGAAGTTGTGTGAAAGGTACGGCACAAGAGCAAACTGGAGAGGATACACATACAATGACGAGATGCAGTCACAGGCACTGATGCAATTGAGTCAAATAGGATTGCAGTTTGATGAATCAAAATCTGACAACCCGTTCGCATATTACACGGCGGCGATAACAAACAGTTTCACGAGGATACTGAATATTGAAAAGAAGAACCAAGCGATCAGGGACGACTTATTGGAGTTCAACGGAATGATGCCTAGTTTCACAAGGCAAAACGAAAACGAGACCGCAGGACCATCATACCAGAAGAGAATGAAGACAGCACACGGCGACGTACACGCAGTCAACAAAACAACCCTAGCAAAACTGAACAAGACCTTGAAGAAGAAAGGTAAACTGGATTCAGAGGACTTCGAAGACGTCAAGTTTAAGAACAAGATAGACATGACCAATCATAAACCCGTAGTCAAGAAGAAGTGGTAATCAATGGCATTCTTTAAAAAGTTAGCCTGCTTCACGGACATACACTTCGGGCTCAAAGGCAACAGTCGAATACACAACGATGACTGTGAAGAGTTTGTGAAATGGTTCATAGCACAGGCCAAGGCAGAAGGTTGCGAGACCTGTATATTCCTGGGAGACTGGCACCACCACAGATCAGCAACTAACGTTTCCACAATGAACTACACAGTTTCCAACATGGAGCGGCTGGGCAAGGCGTTCGAGAAGGTTTATGTGATCATGGGTAATCACGATCTGTATTACAGAGACAAGAGAGAAATTAATTCAATGGAATACATCAGAAACATTCCAAACATACACATCGTTAACGAATGGCTAGTCGAGGATGACGTTGCCATACTGCCATGGATAGTGGAAGACGAATGGAAGAAGATCGAAAAGATGAAACAGAAGTACGTGTTCGGACACTTCGAACTGCCTTACTTCAAAATGAACGCCATGGTGGAGATGCCGGACGTGGGCGGAATACAGACTGGTCACTTCGCAGGTTGTGAGAAAGTTTTCTCAGGACACTTCCACAAGAGACAGGTAATGAAAAATGTAACTTACATGGGAAACGCTTTCCCACACAACTACGCAGATGCTTGGGACGACGACAGGGGCATGATGATTTTGGAATATGGCAATGAACCTAAATATGTCAACTGGCCCGATATGCCAAGATACATCACAATAAAAGTATCTGAGCTACTGGAAGACCCAGACAAATATCTAAAACCAAAGATGTATGTGAGAGTTACACTGGACATAAAGATCAGTTACGAAGAGGCGAACTTCGTGAGAGAGACATTCATAGACAAATACCAATTGAGAGAACTACAACTGATACCGGAACAGGTGGACAACGCACAACAACCACTGGTAGAAGTTCAGAAGTTTGACAGCGTTGATCAAATCGTTATCAAGCAGTTACAGGGTGTGGACTCGGAGGTCTATGACAAGAACGTATTAACAGCAATTTACAATGATCTAGATGTCACGCATTAGTAAAAGAAAATTAATAAAAGCACTGAAAGGTGATCTTGAAGTTAAAATGACAAAGTCTGATATTTTTGAAAGATTCAAAAATCCACCAACACAGGAGGAATGGTTGAAAGGCTACAAAAAGTGGGTGGAAGATCAAACGCTGTCAACACCATTGGCAGTGTATGAAGCGATAGAAAATTTTGGAAAAAAGAAACGTAGAAGAAAAAAAGAATGTTAACGATTAAAGAACTTACAGTAAAAAACTTCATGAGCGTGGGCAACCAGGCCCAAGCAATAGACTTCTCTAACAAGAGCCTTGTGCTGGTTATTGGAGAGAACATGGATCTGGGAGGTGACGACGCAGGTGCAAGGAACGGTACAGGTAAGACCACAATCATAAACGCACTGAGTTATGTGTTCTTTGGTGAAGCACTGACAAACATCAGAAGAGACAATCTTGTTAACAAGACCAACGAGAAAGGTATGTTGGTTGGTGTTAAGTTTGTGAAAAACGGAATAACATACACGATCGAAAGAGGACGTAAACCGCAAATATTCAGATTCTATGCCAACGACATAGAACAGAAAACAGAGAGCAACGAAGCACAAGGTGAGAACAGAGAAACACAAGTAGAGATAAACAAACTGATGGGCATGACCCATTCCATGTTCAAGAACATAATAGCACTGAACACTTACACACAACCGTTCCTGTCTACAAAACAGGCAGAGCAGAGAGAGATAATTGAACAACTGCTGGGTATAACACTGCTCTCACAGAAAGCAGATCTGTTGAAGGAAAAACAGAAAGCAACGAAACAGATGCTGACTGAAGAAAAATTAAAGATCGATGCCAGGGTCGCCAGCAATGAAAAGATTCAGGAATCCATAGAGAGCCTGCAGATCAGATCCAACGCATGGACAAAGCAAAAGGACGATGACATAAACAGTTTCAAAGAGGCGATTGCGGAACTGGACAAAGTGGACAGCGAGATAGAGATTGCCAAACACAAGAAACTTCAGAAGAGGAACGAACTACAGACCATGCTGAGGAGCCTGGAGAAAGAGAAAGCGTATCACGAGAACAGTCTCACGAAAGCGGAAAGCACAGTATCAAAAACAAACGCGGATCTCGAATATGCGGCACAACAGAAATGTCCAACGTGCGAACAGGAACTACTGGATGAGAAACACACGCATCTAGTGGACAAACTGAAAGTGCAACTCACGGAATCAACCGATTACGTTACAAAATTGAAAACGGATCTAGCAAAAATACAGGAAGGCATAGACGAGGTGGGTGATCTAGGACAAATGCCTGAAACGTACTACGACACCATAGATGAGGCATTCAATCACAAAGGATCACTACAGGATCTTAAGAGACAGTTGGAACAGACAGAGAAAAAGGAAGACACCTACGCAGAACAGATTGCAGAAATGAAGAAATCGGCAATACAAGATGTAGATTATGAGAAGGCAAACGAACTAGAAGACCTCCACAGGCACCAAGAGTTCCTGTACAAACTGTTAACTGCAAAAGACTCATTCATAAGAACAAGGATCATAGAACAGAACTTGACATACCTGAATCAGCGATTAGCATACTTTTTAGGAAAAGTAAAACTACCACACACGGTGACTTTCCAATCAGACCTGAGTGTACGTATCGAGGAGTTGGGCAGAGAACTGGACTTCGACAACTTGAGCAGAGGTGAGAGAAACAGACTAATATTAAGTCTAAGTTGGGCATTCAGAGATGTGTGGGAAAGCCTTTATCAACAGATCAACTTGCTGTTCATCGACGAGCTCGTTGATGCTGGCATGGATATATCCGGAGTTGAGAGTTCAATGGCTGTGCTCAAAGACATGAGCAGGACACAGAAGAAGAACATATTCCTAATATCACACAAAGACGAATTGGTAAGCAGAGTAAACTCCGTATTAAAAGTTGTAAAAGAGAATGGTTTTACCAACTATGCCAATGATGTTGACATAATTGTTTAATTTTTATGTTGACAAAACCACTTCTTACGTGCTTTAATTACACTGACGTTAATTAATGTTAATCGTACGATAATAAAGGAAGGACAATTAATATGTCAAATGAAACACATGACGCTATAATGACAGCAATTCAGACTTACTCAGAAGAGAATGGGAAGTTTGTTGATAAGGGTGTAAAAGCCTCTGCAACGAGAGCCAGAAAGGCCCTAGCAGAATTATCTAAACTGATCAAAGCAAGAAGAAAAGAAATTCAAGAAGTGAAGAACGCGGCAAAGACAGCGGCGTAATCTATAATTGGATTTTGCAAAACCCAAGTCTCCGTCTTTGACGAGTCGGAGGCTTATGTAGCATGAATTTGAAAATCGAAATCCACCTCAGCACAAAAGTTATGGAGTGGGACATAGATTATCCCAAGCAAAATAAAATTTCCTTCCCTTTGGATCCAAAGGGTAACACCATTGTTATTAATAAAATTATTCTTAACGGTATCGAAACCAATAAATTTTACAACACATCATTACTCATAGACGGCAGTGATGTTGTACTGACATCTATACATGAAATATCTATGAAAGGAGTATTCACCCTAGAACTAGATGACCTTTACATCTTATCTCATAGGTCAAATAATTGGCATTGTGCTACAAAAAAGGATGATTATATTTTTCAATACGAATTTACAAACGATAGTTTTACCAATCGGTACAGAGATCGAGATCACAAAGGATTTGAAAAAAAATTCATTCCTTGTTTTGGATGTTCATTTACCTATGGTGCTTACCAATCCGCTTCGGACTCTTGGCCATTTCAGTTATCTCAAAGGACAGGTGCAAACTATCTCAATATGGGTGTGAGCGGAAGTGGTATAGATGGCATTTACCACAATTTAAAATTACTACACAAGGCACAGAATTTTGATAAGTGTGTGATACTGTTTCCTAATTTTGAACGTAGAATCGTTCGTTGTAAAATTGATGACAAATATATGAGTATCTATAGCACTGTAGATTTATCCCACGTGACTAGTGAACACTCGTTTTACAGAAATAAAAGATTGCTGTCCAAAATGCAAGAGGTCAGGGATAACATCATAAAAGATGTAAAAAATAGATATTCTAAAAGATTTTTGAACAAAATAATAGACTACTGCAATAAAAATAAAATAGAATTAAATGTTTCAAGTCATCATGACGATGTATATGATTATCTAAAATCACAAAACAATATAAACCTGTTGGCGAAATTCCCCAGATTATCCCTGTTCACTGAACGAGCCGATGACGGTGAACATCCTCATAGGAAACACCATGAGCATTTTGCTAACGAAATTGTTAAGACTTTATAATCCCTTTTCCATGCACCCTCACACGGATGTGGCCGTTGTAGTAATCGTTTGACTCAAGCACCTTACGTGCAAACTGTTCACGTGCCTCCACGTATGACAGTTCCGCCTTGGACCTACACCAAAACAGTATCTCCCTGGTGAACTTGTCCCTGCCCAGTTTGTTGACATCCATCGTTAGATCATCGCTGGATCCATAGTAGTCCTGCCAGTCTGAATCCACCTTGTATCTACGCTTGTTCTTCCTGCCTTTGAGTGGTGGCCTAGATCTCTTGAACCTGGCCAATTTCTTGCCTATGTACTTCCTACCGTTGGTCGTGTTTGTTATGAGATAGACGAAGCCAACTATATCCTCTGGAATTGTGGTAATTTCATTTCCTTGGTATGTCCAATGCATTGTGGTATTTAAAGCCAAAAAGATTGACCTAAAATTAAAACTCATATAAACAAGTGCGATAGGCAAACTAAAATTTCTTAAAAATTTCCAATAGGCAAACATAGCATCGCAACCAGTGAGCAAGGAAATGCGGCCGACAAGGCGACAGGTGAATCCTTAGATGCACACAGCAAAAAATGATGGGGCTCTTAGAAAAAGTAAATCCCCAGGTCCGCCAAGAACTATTATACAAGGGTTTGGCAGGCTCGCGTTGTAATGAATGAGCAAATGGGTACAGCACAACCGCCCAACTCCGGTAGCGATGTATAGTGACTGCGAACTCACCACAGGGTTCAAGTCGGTTCGGCTAGAAATAGCCGAATTGTGACTGCTCATCTACCACAGAGTACGCATATATGCGTAACCGTTAATTTCCACTTTGCGTAAGCGTAAATTAAGAAAATGAAACGAGCGTAAGCGAAGTTTCAGATGGCGTAAGCCGTCTCTGACAATACATTAAGTACAGTAATGCAACTTCCACATGACCCTTTACAGACACCCGAGATCATCGAACACATAGACCAAGTCCTGGCCAAAATGGACTACAAAACCCTAGACAAATTTACCGCGGCGCAGTTCGAGGCGGACTGGCGCAAGTGGTTGGCAGATTCCTCACACAACAGCATACTAGGCCTGGACGGCATGAAACACTGTGCGTTCTGTCCCGGCACAACCGACGCATTTGGTGAGTTTGTGTCGAGATACCACGACAACAGGATTAGAGTGAGCAGAAGTGATTTCATCATCACGAGAGTTCTATCCAAGGCATACGGTAGGAACCTGTGCTACCTAGAGGACGACGAACTACGTGCAGGGGATTCTTTGATAATCAGTGTGCCTTTCTCGGGCAATGGCGCCATGCACCCTGCGTTTGATAGGATAATGGACACCTGTGACGGCCTGGACATTCCGGTCTTCATAGATGCCGCATACTTCGGCATATCACACGGCATCACATACGATCTCACCAGACCCTGTGTGAAAGATATCGCCACCAGCCTGAGCAAAAACTTTGTGGGCAATCCACTGAGACTGGGTGTGCGTTTCACCAAAGACCTCGTGGATGACAGCATCACGATCGCACTGCTTGGTGCCAACATATTTGACAAGGTCAACGGATACATCAGTTCACAACTGCTACACAAGTTCCCCCAGGACTGGCTGATAGAAAAATACATGGACAAGAGCAAAACCGTGTGCGAGCGATTGAACCTCAAACCGACCAACACACTGACGTTGGCCATAGGTGATGAATCCATGCAAGAATACAAAAGGGGAGACTATATTCGTGTCTGTATCTCGAACCACCTATCTGGATAGCATCCAACACAAGGACTACGTGTGGTGTGGCAACATACCGGCGGACTGGTCCGCAATACAGCAGGAGTGCGAACAGGCGGTGAAGGATCACCCGGAGTGTTGGCAGACACTGGTGGGTGACAGGGAGTCATGGGACGGCCTGGGAGATGACCTCAACAAGGAACTGGACAAGCACAGGCAGTCCGGCTACAGTCCATACAACACCAGACACTGGGAGACGACCACGATACAACCCAAACTGGAGATGTCCTGGGAGGGCGAAATAATGGAGCAACTGCCCCTGACGAATGCCACCAGCAGACCAACACTGCAACCACCCGGCAACGTGATGCCATGGCACCAGGACAAATTCATATACTTCAAACGTGAGAATCCGGGCCATGACGATCACGTGGTGAGATTCATTGTGTTCCAGAAAGACTGGCAGAACGGACATCTTTTACAGGCAGGCGACTCCTTTGTCACGCACTGGAAGGCCGGAGACATACTGTTGTGGTACCCTGATCGTTGGCACCTTTCCGCCAATGTTGGCATCACAGACAAATGGACATTCAACGTGACTGGCATACTAAAAGAGGAGGTGATATGGAACTGATATTCGATCACACTCTGGGCAAACAGGAACACCAGGACCTTGTGATATGCCGACCCATGGCCATAGTGGACGTGGACGAGGAACACGAGGCGTTGGATCGAGGTTGGCTGGCGCTGGACCACCCGGTCATGAACCGTGAGGTTTTCTACCAATCACGTAGCACCAGGATTAACCTGGACCTGTACAAGCCACGCTACAAGCGACACGAGTACCAGGGCGACGAGATCGGCGTGAAAATAATTGACGCATCCGAGATGGTGAAACTGTTGGGACTGCCGCACATCTACAAGCAGTACATGGAGAGGAAAAAATTTACGCAGGACTACGATCCATTCGCACACTACAACCCACGTGACCAGTTCATGATATTCTACACAGGATCCGCTGACAACATCATTGGGTTCACCAAGCAGAAGCGTTACCGTTGGGAGGACGAGCACTACAGCACCATCGACAGTTACGACGCCAAGGACCTGCACGGACTGGAATCAGTGATACACGCCAACACGGTGCCCATATCGGACGTCACGCTGGACCTAGAGATAGAATGGGCCGCCAACAACTACGTCAGTTACTTCTACATGGGTTCTGGCTACGAGACCTCGTCCGAGTACAAGGCCAACTATAAAGGATTCGAGTGGTGGACAGGCACGGAATGGAGCCGCAACAAGAAACAGTACCGTAGATTGTGTAAGAGAGATTCTAGGATCGAGTCTTTGCGGGACCTCGGAAACCTTTCACTTCTTTCAGATAAGATTTAGACCAATTTTTATAGTAAGGACCAGTCTCCAACATCTTGGAGAACTTGTTCAGTTTGCTCAGTCTCTGTGCCAGGAACAGTATGTAGTGGCCGTTGTTGAGTTTGACACCTTTCACGTGTTCGTGTATCTTGGGATGGTCCTCCAGCACCACCACGTCACGGGGCATGAATGCCTGATTCAACCTGTCAGCGATCTCCACGGTCTCCCGGGCAGTGTACTGGTCTGGTTCGGCTATTATGCACAGCACGTCCTGTTTGTCGAAGTCGAAATCCCAAATGTGTGTGAATATGGTTCCGAACTCTCCTATGCCATCCAGCTCTAGGAATTTTACCTTGCCATCCACTATGGCCTTCCGTGCGTATGGGCATGGCGGTAGGTCACCGAAAACCGGATTGGGTTTGGTTACGAAGTCCTTAATCCAACTCTTTATGGTCTGTGTGGGTGTCTGTTTTTTCGGTCGAGTCGTCATGTATGTCCTTGATCTTCTGCAGAGCCTCGTCCAGCAGTCGGTCTTTGGTCTCCAACTTGGCCTTGAGGTCCGCTATCTCCTTGTTCTGCTCACCTATCTTGTGTCCTATGCTTTGGACGTCCTGCTCTCTGTGTTCCAGTTTGATCAACACCTGCTTCATCCGGCTCTCCTTGGATTTCATTTTCGTCAGAGTGTCATCACGGTCTTTTGTGATTTCTGAGAGTTCGGCTTTGAGTTCCTTGACTAGGTCTTTGTCGGACATATGTAAGTGTTAATTATCTGCATTTTCGAATACCATTATAGTATACTATATTCTAGAAGAAAGGTTGACCGCTTTTCTTGGTAGTTTCCAAGTTGTCTTTTACCAGTTGTGCTATGATCTCTCTTTCCGTTGGACAGAGCGCCATTGCCTCCGAGTATGAAAGTCCACCCCTCATGTACCAACTGATCTTGACCAGTTCGTGCTTGAGTTCTTTCTGTGAGTTCTCCATGTCCTTCAATGTCTTGATTATATCAGACTCCGATTGTGAAAGCAAGGTTATACGAAAAAATTTGATGTGTCGAAAGTTACGGGTACCTCGTAAGTGATCGGTGCACCCTTCTTGATCTGGTCTTCAGTGGCTTTAAGTTTTAGAGGTTTCACTGCACCCTGTCCACGCAGTTGTGTCAACTTGTCCTCTATCTCTTTTATCAAAACTGCGTTTGCATTTTCTACGAATTCTTTTATATGGGCAGGATCAGTTATCTCAGTTCCGTCTTGCATGGTTATTGTCTCGATGTTCTTTAATAATATGCTAGAGTTTAAATCAGTGAGTGCCTTGAATGCATCATTGAATCTAGAGGCTTTGTCTTCGTCTGACAGTTGTGAATCCTGTATTGCTGTGTACATCTTCTGCTGTTGGAAAGTCTGTAATGATGTTGTTGTCATATCCTTGTAAGTCAATGGCCTTACTGTGATTTTCAGTCCGTCTTTTAGTGTAATATGTCCTTCCACTTTAGTTGTTCTTAACTGATCGAGAATCGAAGGTAAATTGACTGTGTGTGAAACGTTCTCGTTCGCACCCGGTACGTTGAAATTGATCTCCATGGTCTCTCCGTATGTGGCTACCCTGATGGCAACCAATATGGTGTCTAAGTCGTAGCTCTTTATCTGCCAAGCGTCTTTGATCTCGGGCACACAACTCTGTATAACGTCTACCACGCCTTGCCCGTTCATCAGTGCGTCTGGTGTTTTGAATCTGATCTCATCCTTGGCAGTCATGGGCATCACGCCTAGTTCACCGGTCTGTGCTGGTGTTACCACGTGTGGTGGATAGGCAGTACCTGACGGCAACGACACGTATATGGCCGGCTGTCTGAAGTACTTGTTTAGTGGGTTTGTGTTTTCCGTCATTTTTTAATTCTATAAATATACACTAAAAGCGTATAGATGTCTATATTTATATGCGTATAAAAAGGTAAAAATTAAAGTCGTATGGCAACACTAGAGCAGATAATCAAGGATCTACAGGAGATAGCAGACAGCGGTCAGACCGGTGGTAATTCTGCTGGTAGAAGGAAGGCGGCCGAAGAATCCAAGAGACTGCTGGAACTTGCAAAAAAGGTTAATAAGTCAGACGACGAATCATTAAGACAAAAACAGAGATTGTTAGAACAAGCAAGGAACCAATTCAAGATTGGTGAGAAGCAGTACAATCAAATTGATAAACAAGTCAAAAGCACCGAAACTCTTATTGAAACAAACAAAGAATACAACGAGACACTTAAGAAAGTTGGTAATAGTTTTGTTGGCTTGGGTAAAGCGGCGTTCGAGGGTTCGGGATCGATCAGTGCTTTCACGGACAACGTCAAAGGTCTTGGACTGCTTGGCAACAGGCTTGACGTAAACGTAGAAACATTCAGGCAACTTTCGCAGTCGGGTGCGAACTTTGGACAGAGCATAGTTGAACTAAGGACAGCGGCGGCCAGTGCGGCACTGCCATTAGACGACTTTGCGGCCTTGGTTGCAAACAATTCGCAGAACTTGGCGGCACTGTTCGGATCAACCACACAAGGTGCACAGGCCATAGCAAGATTAGGAGCACAGACCAGAGAACTCGGCATAGAAAGACTGGCTCCATTGGGACTTACTGTAGATGAGATAAACGAAACACTTCTGTTAAATTTAGATTCACAGAGAAGGACAGGTATATTGAATACCCTCACTGACCAGCAGAGGACAACAAGTGCAATAAATTTTGCTGAACAACTAGATAGACTGGCGAAACTGACAGGTCAACAAAGAGACGAGTTACGAGCACAGATAGAACAGCAACAATCAAATGAAAGATTCCAGGCGGCACTTCAGGGACAGACAGACGAGACACGTCAGAGGCTACAAGGATTCGCGGCAACAGTGGGAGGCATATCACCTCAGTTGGCAGAAGGCTTCCAAGACCTTATAGCAAACGCTGGAGTTCCGGTAACCGAGTCGGCACTTGCACTCGTGCAAAACATTCCAGAGGCACAAAACATAATAAGAAGCCTCATCAACGGAACAGTATCGGCGGAACAGGCACTGGTCGGAATAAGAGATGTCTCAGCGTCCAGCATTGATAGATTTAGAAAAGCAACTGTCACAGGTCAGGTAGAATTTTTATCACTGCAAGGTGGCATAATTGAATTAGGTAGAAGAGTAACTGACACAGGTGCAGTGTTAGACGAACAAAATAAGTCTGCAACAGATCTTGTGCAGAGTCTAACAACATTTGAACAAGCGACGAAAGTATTGTCGAGCCAATTCCAACAGATAGAAACAGGATTACTCCAAGCGTTTGGTCCTGCGTTGGGTGGATTCGTTAACATTATAAAAAGTGCGTTCGGCGCCGGTGGTTCTGTAGCGACTGCACTGGCTAAAGCACCAGGATTAACAGCAGGATTACTAGTTGCAGGACTGTCAGGTAAATTATTATTTGATGCGGCCAAACAGACATCCATAGTTGCCGCTGGTACTAGATTGGGTACGGCACATTTAAATTTAGGTGGAGCGGGAGCAGGTGCCCTCGCTAGGAAAGGTGCAGGCATCGCCGGCAAGGGTGTTGGCGGACTGGCAGGATTAGGAATAGCCGCGGGTGGAGTTGCACAGGCAAGTAATGCCGAGACCACAGGAGAGAAAGCATTTGGTGTTGGACAGGCGGCCATTGGAGGTGCACTCACAGGTGCAATGATAGGATCAGTTATTCCAGTGATAGGAACAGCAGTCGGTGCCGCTGTCGGAGGAGCACTCGGCGGAGCGTCAGCACTTTTTGCCGCATCACGTGAAGGCAAAGCATTTGGTGGTGGTATGGATGGTGGAAAAACTTACCTAGTTGGTGAGCGTGGACCAGAGATGGTGACCCCAGGAACCAAATCAACAGTGACCGCAAACAACGATCTTAAGAGCACATTCGATACATCAGCACTGGAGACCAAGATGGCAAGCCTTGTCACAGAGATGAACAGTGCGAATAAGACTTTATCGAATATGGTAAATGGCGTAAATACGCTTGTAGCAGTGGAATCCAGGGCCTTGAAAGCAGTTGAGACAACAGCACGTAAAGACCGTAACCAAGTTGGACTGGTTTAGGTTGCTAAAATGAATAAAAAAGTGTAATATAAAGCATGGCTTGGAAAAAATATTTTAAAGACGCAAACATGTCTCCAATCAGTGGAGAGAAAGTACCCAACTTCGCCAAGAGGAACTACAGTTCTTACTTGCCGGATGTGTACACAGGACACCCCAACAGGATACAGAGATACTTCCAGTATGACCAAATGGATTCAGACTCGGAGATCAACGCGGCACTGGACATCCTGGCAGAATTCTCAACACAGAAGAACACAGAGAACGAGACTCCGTTTGATCTTGTGTTCAAAGATGAGACAACAGAACACGAAGTAAAATTATTGAAGAAGGCTTTGCAACAGTGGACAAAGTCCAATCAGTTCAACAAAAGAATCTTCAGGATTTTCAGGAACGCACTGAAGTACGGAGATTGTTTCTTCGTTAGAGATCCAGAAACAAACAAATGGTTGTACATAGACAACGCAAAAGTTGACAGGATCGTTGTTAATGAGTCCGAGGGAAAGAAACCTGAACAGTATGTCATCAGGGATATTAACCCTAACCTACAAAGATTATCAGCAACACAAATTACACCTAACCAAACATACGGTGGCGGTGGAACAACTGGCGGTGGTACAGCGGCATATGGTTCGAGTTACGCAAATCAAGGTGCTACAAATAATATGTCAGGCTTTGCAGGTGGAAATGCAGGTGGAAGATTCTACAAGACCATGAATGCGTACAACATAAACGCAGAGCACGTTATCCATATGTCAATGTCGGATGGTTT